TTGTTAAAACGGTCATCTTTAAGTGAATGAAATATACTGTCTGATTGGTCGATAGCTAGGTCTGATACAAAAAAGTTCTCCACACCAATTTTACATTGTAGGTGGTCAGTTTCTTTCATACCAAAATCTAAATCGCTGAATCTTTGTGGTTTACTGTCCCCTACTACTGATTTAATAATCACTCTCTTACCGTTAATAATACCTTTGGTATAAAGAAAACCTAAGTCAATTGCCGATACTGTCATGCTCATCTATATACCTCCCAGTTAGTTTCTTACACCCTGAAAAAAGCGTACCTAAATGAATTTTCTCCTGCTACAGTCTTATATTCAGTTGTCAAGGAGCACTTATTCTGGATTATAAGAATCCTAGAATGCAAAAGATTCTTTCAATAATCCTGCTATCCAGCGTAACAACGAGAAGAACGTTGGTAAGAGAGCTATAGCTGTATATGCATAACCTACTTGTTTTAATCGTTTCCAGCCTTCATCTTTGTTTTTTGTAGCCATCAGAATGCACGCTGTCAAAGCGTAAAACCAAAGTATAGGTTCAGCGATTGCTGTAAATACATCTAGTACTTGCTGAAATCCTACACGAATTTGGTCAGCCGCTTCTCTAGCCTGTGCAAATGCATAGTTGTGGTGGGCTAAGAACATTTTTACTCCTAAGATTGTTGGTATAATTAAGTTGGTCATCTTTTCTATGATAGTTTTTCGTGTTTTCTCTAGTTCACCGCTCCATCTACTTTTTACTACTACCTCTTCCCTGCGTTCTAATACAACCTTGCCACCACAACGGACTATTAAGGACTTCTCCATACAAATAGACCTCCCCATGATTATCTTTTGTTCACCCTCGATCCCCTCCCCACATGAAAATAAAACCCGCAAGGAAATGTGGGCAGTCCTCATGTAGAACCTCAAGGGGAGTACTGGCATGAGGGTGTCATTATTTAATCATGACCCCTCGTAATGACCTGTCGGGATGATGGTTTGCTTTCAAGTTATTCGGGGAGGGGCTCGTCACATTCTTAAGGATAAGAATAGAGTAGAGAGGAAAAATTTAACCGTTGAATTTTTACATGGAATTGGGGAAAAATTTGAACTGTGGAGGTGATTTCCTATGAAGGAGTACCTTAAGAATATAGACCGGGGTAAGCTAGGGAAGAAAATGCTTATCCAAGCTCTAATAGGCTTGTCTATAGTGTACGCAATCAAGATATTTATTCTGTAGTCTTAATAGAATTGACTTTACGGAGAAGAGGAAAAAAGAAAACATGAAGGGATCAGTCAGGCTAACTATCGACTGTCAGTAGGTGTTTACCCATGTTAAACAGCCTAGCTGGGCAGTGCATAGTTAAGCGTAGCTGTAGCCCTTCATTTGTTGTTATATTATGACACCTTCATTAGTATGATATTTATATTAGACTAACTTATGGAGGTGTGGAGAAATGGCATTTACATTCATTAAGGACGTAAACGCTTACGTAGAACAGGCTAAACCATATAAGACAGACTGTGTAAAGGTTGAACTAGATGAAGATAACCACAGGGTAATGGCATATCCAGTAGACACTGAGGGTAACCAACTAGCTGGTACCCAACCATTAGTGGACCGGACTTTCAGCACATTGCCTGTCGCTATTGCATACTATGAGGAAATTATACATCAGCTAGAGCAAGGAGATGTAATTCGCAACGTATAACTGACCCTGTCGCAGGAGACAACTTTTAAGTTGTCTCTTTTTTATTAATTAAAGTACTTAAAGTGTCTTAAAGTACTTTAAGTATGCTTTAAAGTACTTTAAAAGACTTTAGGGCTAGCGATACCGATTCTCCATAGCAGGGAGACAACTTTCATGTTGTCGCCTTTTATTATGGTTGAAATCACAAAGGAGGGCTCGTTATGACGGTAAAAGTATTTAGTGGTGACAATCCTAGCCAACTATATATGGATGCACTTGTTTCATTGTTGTTAGAGGGTGACGAGGTATCCCCACGTGGTAAGAAAATCAAGGAATTAAGACCGACTGTATTTGAGTATACAAATCCTAAGAATCGTGTAACGTTTTTAAATGGGCGTGTTATCAACCCATTCTTCCAGTTAGCAGAATCTTTTTGGATTCTAGCAGGGCGTTCAGATGTGAAATGGCTTATGGACTATAACAAAAGCATAGCTCAGTTTTCTGATGACGGTGAGTTCTTTAATGCTCCATATGGGGAACGTCTACGTTACTGGAACAAAAACGATGCTACTGGGTTCATATTTAGCCCAATGGACCAATTATATGATGTGTATCAGAAGATTAAGGCTGACCCTGATACACGTCAAGCTGTAGCTATTATCTATAACCCAATCTTTGACCATGCTGAGAGGGATACAAAAGATAGACCTTGCAATATTGCCTTGACATTCAAGCTACGTAATGGTAAATTAGATCTTACAGTATATAACCGCTCTAATGATTTGCATTGGGGTACGTTTGGAGCCAACCTGTGTCAGTTTGCTACTATCCAAGAAGTTGTGGCTAGTTGGCTAGGGGTTGAGATTGGTACCTACTATCAAATTACAGATTCCTTGCACATCTACCTAGAAGATTATGGTGCGCAGGAGACAGATAAAGTGTTGAATGCATATAAGATGGATAAAGATAATTTAGAAGTCAATATGGTACCAAAAGTAAAACAGTTTGTATTCGAAAATGAACCTAGATTCAATAGCAGTTTTGAAGACTTTGAATCAATAGTAAATTATTATTTTAGTCAGATTGACCCTCTATTCAAGATAACAATGCCAGTAATGTCGACATGGGAGCAATCTATGGTGGAAGGTGTACTAGACAGACTTGAGAAGTGCCCAGACCCCTATTTACGTTTAACATTCCAAGCTATATTTGTTAAATTATCCCATAACAGAAAAGATACTAAATCTGTATTTGAGGGCATGAAGCGTATGGCTGACAGCAGTTGGAAAGTATCTTGCTTACGGTTCCTGTCTAAATCATATGGAGACAACGAGGAATTCAAATCTATTTATTCCCACCTTGATGACGATATTAAGAATTACATTGAGCGCAAGGAGGGATAATACATGTCACAACCTACTGTACTGATGCCAGTAAAAATTGATGTCAGCCCAGAGGGTATAAAGTTCACATTTGAAGGTATTGACAATGACTTGGCTAAGCTAATAGAAGCCGCAGGTGAATTTGTAATTCAGCCTGTAGAGTATCGTTCCTTCGATACTTCTGATGTGGTTATCAAGTCCAAGAAGGTTATAACATTCGTGGACCCACAACTGTAGGTGGGAGAGAATTTTCAGGAAGGAAGTTTTTTAGTTAGTGAAGAAGTCGCTGATGGCTTCTTCACTATTTGATTTTAAGGAGGTTGAAAAATAGTGTTCACTTGTCCTCATTGCGATGAACAATTTGATGATTTTGATGAGTATTTTGAACATGTTACGGTGTGTGATGGATAAAATATGGAGGTGCTGTAATGGTGAAGCCAATGTTAGAAGGTGAGTTAGTGCTAGCTATTGATTTTGATGGCACTATTACAACTGAGCCGGACATGGGTAAAGAATTAGTACTGCAACCGGAATGTAAACGTGTATTAAAGAGGTTGCATGAAGATGGGGTACGATTAATACTATGGACTTGTAGAACTGGTCTGGCACTAGTAGAAGCCTTAAACTTCTTAGGAAGAGAGGACCTGATGGTGTTTGATACCATCAATGACCAGTTGCCGGAAGTGAATGAGAAGTATGCTCCAAATGTGGCTAGAAAAGTTGGGGCAGATTTTTATATTGATGATAAAAATCTGGGATTTAAGGTAGACTGGTTGGACATTGAGAAGATGATATATGGGGAGGAGTAATATCCATGGTACGCATAGGAGATAGAGTATTATTTGAAGGTAAAGAAGCAAAAGTGCTGGATATTGGGTATTTAGATGTCCTAACGCTAGATGATTCTCTTAATGTAAATTTTGTTAGTGCCACTATAGGTGTACTGTGCTACAAGATTATGTCTGGAGATTGCTACAGATGGGTACCTGCTGATGAGTGTGAACCAGTAGAAAATGATGACCCATTCTTTGAACAAGATACACGTAGTCCTCATTTAGAGGACCTAGGGTATAAAATGGTAGGTTGGTTGGATGGTCTACCAGAGCTATCAGACAACTCTAAGCTACCAGAAATTGTTACTCTGCTAATGGCTATCCAGTATGACAAGGAGAAGCACTATGGTTCTTCTTGGAAGCGCAAAGGTGAATATCGGGGAATCATGGCTAACATTGACCGTAAATATGACAGATTAGATAAGATGACAGAAGATGAGATTAAGGGTGTTACTAAGACCCTGGCTGAATGGGAAGAGCTGTTAAAGAATGGAGTTAATACTCCAGACGATGTAGGGGAGAGCAAAATTGATGCTATTGCAGACCTAACAAATTATGGCTTGCTCTACATGACATATGTCAAAGAACACTACCCTCATGTATTCAAAGTGTGGGTTGAAAGAAATGTACCGCAGTACTTACGTGACAAAATTCCGTTTGTATAAGACGGTACAGCTAGTATAATGGAAATACAATTTATAATATTAGAGGAGAGAATTTTTCGAGAGTCGCTTTTTTTAGGTCAGAAAGGTTGCAAGGGAGCAACGGACACTGATGATAGACAGACAGCGAAATCCGTTTTATCCCATCAACCATTAACATACTACACTATATATTTTAAGGAGGAGTTTTATCATGAACAAACAAGAAGCAGTAAAAGCTATTGCGGCTAAAACAGGTTTAACTCAGGTGGATACTTCTAAGGTGTTGAACGCATTAGAGGAAATCACTTATGAAACGCTACAAAATGGTGACAAACTGCAATTAACTGGGTTCTTAACTATCAAACCTGTATATCGTGCTGCTCGTAAAGGTTTTGACCCAATTAAGCAAGTTGCTATGGACATTCCGCCAACTGTAGGCGTATCTGTAAAATCTGGGGAAAAACTCAAAAAAGCTGTAGAAGGCTTGAATGTAGAAGATTTTGTACCTGCTGAGTAATAAAACCGAATAACAGTGGGAGCTATATGAGAGCCTGACTATATTTGACCCACCACCCTAGGACTAATCCTAGGGTGTTTTACATTGGTCCATAAAGTGTACGAGGGAGCCGATTTTGGCTTCCTCAAATTTATTTAGAGCGAAAGGAGTGGTCCGATGAATTGTACGCAATGTAGGCTACATGAGACATGCAAGAATGTGTTACAAATGGGTAATGGAAAGAAGTCAGCTCGTATAATGGTTGTGCAGGAGAATCCCTATGAAGCAGAGAATAAGCGTGGGCAGTATATGGGTGGAAAGGCAGGTAGAATGTTTCGTGCTGCGCTAGGTGAAGTAGGTATTGATGTGGATGATTGTTACTTTACCGCAGTAGTGAAGTGTTCGACACCGGAAGATAGGTTACCCTTACCAGATGAAGTAAAGGCATGCCAGGATTACCTATGGGCAGAGATTGAAGCAGTAAAGCCTGAAATCATTGTACCTACAGGTAATATCTCAATGAAAGTGCTCATGGGTGTTACTGGTATTACAAAACACCGGGGTAAGATGGTAAAGAAGGACGGATACAAGTTTCTACCTATTATACACCCTAATCTTGTGTTAAAACAACCTAAGTACCTGGATTTCTTCTCTGAGGACATTATAACACTAGAGTCCATATTGAATGGTACAAAGGTAGAAACTAGGAAGTCCTATAAGCGTGAAAGACGATACTGCGAGACATATGAGGATGCTATTGATGAGATAAATCGTCTGATGTCGCTACCGTCAGGCTCTAGGATTGCTATAGACTTAGAGACAGTGAAAACCAATCCTTATAAGGAATTTACACCAATGTCCAAGACCATGGAAGCCAAATACTCAGAAAGCAAACGTGTTAAGATTTGTGCTATTGGATTCTCTGATAGACCTGGGTATGGTTGTGCTATTCCGTTGTACCATAGACAAAACCCTATGCCAGGTAACCAAGTAGGTACCATTGTCAAGTGCTTGCGTTTCCTACTTGAGCGTGATGATATAGAGTGGGTCACACAAAATGGTAAGTTCGAGATTAGGTGGCTACGCAAGCAGTTAGGCATCTACCTAGACAACATGGTATGGGACACAATGTTGATGCACTACCTAGCAGTAACGGAGGAGAAAGGTACACATGGTTTAGACGATTTTGCATGGTTATACACCGATATGGGTGGTTATGATGCAGAGCTTAACAAAGCTAAACCTAAAGGAGAGCTAGATGAAGGTAACTATGACCTCATAGACTGGGATATATTGAAAGTGTACCTTGCAGATGACTGTGACGTTACAATGCGTGCGTTTGAGGTATTTCATCCGCTAATAGACCAAGATGAAGAATTGAAGTGGTTATGGGAAAACCTACTGAGACCAGCGTCATATACACTAGCTGATATTGAGGATAATGGTTTAAAGGTTAACCTAGAGTGGTTAGAGATGTTGGAGAAGGCTTACCCAGAAGAAATAGCACGTATTGAAGAACGTCTTCGCCAATACCCAGAAGTAATAGAGATGGAACGTGAGTGGCAGGCTAAGTGGGAAGAGCGTTGTGCTATTAGTCAGATTAAAAAGGCTAATAGAACACCTGAACAGCAGGAGAAGTTTGAGAAGTATGCTAAGTATAACCCAGCTAAAGGTGGCACTAAATTTAACTTTAGCTCCATCCCTCAGCTTAGTGGGTTGCTGTTTGAGAGAATGGGATTAAAGACAGTAGTGCTTACAGAAAAGGGTAACCCTAGTACAAATGATGACTCACTGAAATATATGAAGAGTCAGCACCCTATATGTGAGACTATACTAGAATTACGTAAAGTTAAACACCTGTATAATAACTTTGTATCAGGAATGCGTGAACATCTGGACCCAGATGGATTTGTACACCCTAACTTTAACTTACATGGGACAGTTACAGGGCGTTTATCTTCAGATGAGCCTAAAAGCTGAGCGTTGGGCTCAATAAATTCGGTGAATTGCTGGGAACCCCTTAGAGCCTTCCTAACCACAACGTAGCTGGAAACGGCAGGCGTGATGGTTTGAAAATAGGAAGGATTGGGCAATCAGCAGCCAAGCCCCTGAAATGCCATTGAAGTATGGGGAAGGTTCAGAGACTAGGTGTTGAGCTAGGCAAGGCAATAATATACCCACGAGAGCCGAATACTTGTGTAGGGTGAAAATTGTTGACCTGCACAAGTAATGATATAGTCCACAGCTCTTGAAAAAGAGCTACTCTGGATAAAGAGCCAGAGAAATCTATACGTGGGATAGGGAATGCTCAGCAACTCCCACGTAAGTCAAACGATGTATTCTCATTTCAGTACTGGCACGAGATAAAATCATTATTCGTGTCTAGGTTCGGGGAAGATGGTGTGATACTGCAATTCGATTATTCTCAGCTAGAATTGCGTATCTTAGCAGTATTCACAAAAGACCCTGAACTTATTAATCTGTACCGTTCTGGGGCAGACTTACACAAAGCAGTAGCGTCTAGTGCATTTGGTGTTCCTATAGAGGAAGTTACTAAGGACCAGCGTACAGCTGCGAAAAAGATACAGTTTGGTATAGTTTATCAGGAGTCAGCCAAAGGTCTATCTGAAGACCTGCGTGCTGAAGGCATCAATATGTCTGTAGAAGAGTGTGAGAAGTTTATTAGAAACTATTTCAAGAGATTCCCTAACGTTGAAAAATGGGTACGTGACATCAAACGCTTTGCTAAGCGTAACAAATACGTTAAGACACTCACAGGAAGAAGACGTCACCTACCTACAATTGACTCTGTAGACAAAGCTATTGCGGCTGAGGCAGAGCGTCAAGCAGTTAACGCTCCTATACAATCCACTGGTAGTGACTGCACACTTATGTCGTTGATACTGATTAACAAGTGGCTGAAGGAAACAGGAAAACGTAGTAAGATTTGTGTTACGGTACACGACAGTATTGTGATAGATTGTCATAAGGATGAGGTAATAGAGGTAGCAGAAAAGGTTAAGGATATAATGGAGGGTCTACCTAAATATAACGAGTACTACAGTTTCCTGGGGGATGTGCCTATTGTGTCTGAAATGGAAATCGGATATAATTATGGTGAGATATTTGAGTGTACTATTGAGGACTTAAAAGAACAAGGTGTAGATGGGTTTCTACAAGCTCAAATAGATAAGAAGAAAGCTAAAGAACAGGAAGAGTTTGAAAAAGCTGAGAAAGAAGGTAGACGAATACCGGAATATGTGCGTGGGTATTGGCAAAGCGTTATTAGTTAATAGGGTGGTGGGGGGGGCTACCCCCTCCTTAATTACTTATTAGGGGGCATAAGTATTGAATGTAGAGGAATTATGCAAGTGGCTAGATGATAAGCTGAGGGTGTCTAGGAGGTCCACACTACCTATATATGTAGGTCAATTTGAATCAATGTGGATAGAGAAATTTGGTAGTGTTGATTCTATCCCACAGGAGTTAAGGGATAAAATCAATAGGAGGTACAAAGAACTTAAGGCTAGCTCAAAATAGGAGTCTAGCCTATTTTCCTGCTTTCCGTACCCCATCGAGGAATGAAATTGGGAATTCTTGGGTAAAATGGTGGGGAAGATGCGTTCGACAACGAGGGGGTATGCGAAATGGTCAAAAAGTATGTGATGGTTAACAAGGAGAATGGAGCACATATAGTTTGCACAGAGAAATATGTCCTGGCATGGTTAGCTAGGGGATTTGAAATTGTTAAGATAATACTAGAAGATAAGGAAAGTAACAACTAGAGGTGGAAATATGGACTTTGATAGCATAGATTGGGTAGATTTGTGCAACAAGTTGGGATTACACATTAAAGACCCTAATGAACCTGTAGTATTGAGCATATGCGAACTAGAGGACAGATTTCTTAAGGCTACAATGATAGCGTCAGATATGCTAGGTAACCGCAAGCTGCCTTATAGTTATGTTAGGGACCAATTAGAGTATATGGAAGAGCAAGCGCAGATTACTCCATTTGATAAAGCGTGGATAAGATTACATGTGAATCGGATATTAAGGGATGCCAGAAGATTATGATGGGATTTATTATTGTTCATAATATAAATACCTTTTCAGTAGGGCGGGTGAAGATTTACAAACCGGCTCTTTTTTTATGGGCAGAAGGGGTGATTGAATGTCAGTTATTGAACAGATAGTAGACCAAATTAGTGATTGTCACAAATTAGATAAGGAACCAAAGCAAATATTGTTATCAAAACCCGCATATGATGCTTTAAAGCAGGAAGTTGACACAATGGTAGTAGGCTTGGCAGGTAAACCTGTAGAAGAGGAAATAGTCAGATTCCTAGGAATACCGATAGTAACCTTGGATGTAAACTTTATGGTGATTTTAGTAGGGTAGGTGCAGGAGACAACTTTCAAGGTCACGTTTTTATTAAAGTGAATCGGTTGTCTGGACAGCTAGATTACCCTACGTAAGGAGATGAGGATATGACAACAGCTTTGTTAGAAGAACCAATGCACATCAAGGTAAGGGTCTCTGGCGGTAGGGTAGTGGAAGCTGACCTGTACCAGGAGTTATCAATTGACATAGGTAACATCAGGCAGGAATTAATAAATCAACCTGCCAAGTACGCTACGTGGGCAGTGTTATCCGACCTAGCCGAGCAGAGATTAGTAAGAATAGAGAAGGAGTTAGATGGATTGGGTATAGGTGATGAGCGCTATCTGGAGTTGTTAGAGAAATACTCCATCACTAAAAAGCAGTATGAGTTTCTCTATCAAACCAGAGAAGCGTTTTATCATAGAAAGTCTGCACTACTCGAATTGTGGTCTAATCCTACAAGGAAAGAAGTGCTGGACGATTTTGAGAAAACTATATCTAACATTAGGGCGTTGTTAGAGGACATTGTTCCGTTTGTAAGCCCTGAGAATAATTAGGAGGTATGTGTGATGGGTAAACTGGATATTAGTAAGTTAAAAGAGCGTTTGGAGCAGTTGAATAACAGTGGAGGTAACCGTAATAATGGTCCAGGCATGAATTTTCTTAACCTAAAAGATGGTCGTAATGTCGTCCGTATTCTACCGCCACGTGAGGGCTCTGATGTGTTCTATGAGGAAGTTTGGGTACACTATGGGGTAGGTAAAAATGCTCAAAACAAAAATGGTACTATGGTTGTGTGCCCTAAAACTCAAGATGAAAATACACCTTGCCCAGTATGTGAATTAGCAGATGAGCTTAGAAAGCTGTCTAAGAAGAGAGAAGACAGCTATGACAAGCAATCACGTTCTTTTAGAAGAAAGAAACGTGTATACTATAATGCTATTTCTCGTGATGAGGACCTCTCTGTATATGAAAAGAACGAGGAAGGTAAGTGGATTAATACTGAAACTGGTGAGGAAGAATCTCCAGTAAAGGTATTAGGTACCGGTATTGGAATCTTCAAAGACATCTTAAGCCTAATCGTAGATCCTGAATATGGTGACATTACTGACCCAGAAGAAGGATTAGACCTTATTATTACAAAAACAGGTAGTGGTCAGTTTAACACCAAGTATGACGTTAAAACAGTACGTAAAGAATCCCCTATTGGGTTCGATGAGTGGGAAGAGTGCTTACATGACCTATCTCAATTAGCCAAACCTAGGTCTTATGATGAAATACTGGCTCTTATGCAGGGTGAAGAATCTGAACAGGGAGAAGATACTGAAGATGGAGAGCTAGGGAATGAGGAGCCACAAGAAGAGTTAAACTCTGATGATAATAGTGATGCAGATAGCTTACAAGATGAGATTAAAGCGGCTTTAGCTAGACGTAGAAAAAATCGCTAATACAATTAGAGGAGTGGGCTACCCACTCCTATTTTAGTAAGGAGGACATGGTATGACTAGAAACTTTATTATTGACCCTATTTACGAATTCAGGCATGAGTTGATGACAATAAAAAACGCTATGTATCGTGAGATTACTAAAGAAGCACTTAAAAAGGCTCCAGACTATTTCTTTTACGTACCTGCGTCCAGTAGTGGTAAGTATCATCCTAAGTCTAGCTTAGGTATAGGTGGGTTAGTACGGCACGTTAAATCTGTTTTTGCTATTAGTGAGGAACTATTACAGCACCCACTGTATGCCCCATTCACAGAAGATGAGAAGGACGAAATACGTGCAGCTATTATATTACATGACTGTTGCAAGCAGGGTACACAAAATGAGCCTAGCCGTACGCTTACAGAACACCCTTTATTAGTACGTGAAGCTTTAAAGCCAGATACGACAGGTATGCCTTATGACATCAGGGTTCAGATTGAAAGGGCTTGGTCCCGCATATGTGACTTAATAGAAACTCATATGGGAATTTGGACCAAAGACAAGGAAACAGGAAAAGAAGTGCTTAAGGTACCAGAGACAAAAGCACAGTTATTTGTCCATATGTGCGACTATTTAGCTAGCCGTAAAATCATTGAAGTAGATATTACTGAACGTGAGCCACAAAGCAAGGACTATGGTAAGCAGGATAAGGAGACTTCCTGGAGAAAAGAGCCAGCTACAGATGACCAGATTAATTATGTCAAAAGGCTAATGATTATGTGTATCGAGAAGAATATTAAGAGCCCTGTTGACACTATACAAATTACTGATGAAAATGGAAATCGAATTTACACTAAAGGGCAGGCTAGTGATGATATTGATATCCTTAGAAAGGCACTGGGATTACAATAGTAGGGAGAGAATTTTCTTCTCCCTGCTTTATTTTTTATGAGTGAGGTGATTTAGTGAATACTAAATGGACATCAGAATATGATGAGATAATTAAGAAATCTTTGCAAAAAGATGGTGGCTTTGACACTGAAAAAATGGCAAAGTCACTTAATTTATCTAAAAGAACGGTATCTACACATACAAAGAGAATAGCTAAAGAATTAAATTTAAAGATTGAAGGAGTACATTCTTCTTATGTCCGTGTGGTAAATAGAAAAGACAAAAGCAAAGATAAAAGTGTTAAAAAGCCTAAGATCACACTACCTAAAAAATCTATATTACCAGGTTATAAAAAATGGGTGTGCAAATGTAAATGTAAGGAAGATGAAGAAATAGTATTTTTAATTGTAGTGTCTGTAAATGAGTCAGATG